AATAGATGGTTTATGGCAACGCAAACTCCCGATAAAAAACCAACTAAGTGGTTAGGGGCAATAGCGGAGCGTATGTTTGAAGATGAGACATTATTAGCCAAACAGATTAAATTAGAATTAGAGAGGTAAGTTATGAATGTAACAAAGGAACAGGAGTATGTAGTAGCCCGACATTCACGAATGGTTGGAAAAATTTTAGACTTGGTAGAAGCATCTCTTCCAGAGGGGACGCAGTGCGAAAAGTTTAAAAAGCTTATCCAAGTTCCACTATATGATTTTAGAAATGATATTTTACGAATGCAAACTGGAGAAATTCCTATATTAGACGAATAGAGATAGGATTTCTTTGTATTTTTAGTATAATAAAATAGTGGTTTATGTAAATCACAACAACATAAAATAAATTCTAATGGTCGGAAGTGGCTTAGACCAACCGTTGGAGCAATTTAGGAGGTGATCCCATGTCAGATAATACTATATTGACGAAGGTAGAGAAGCAAATGGAGGGTACGAATCTTGCTCTAGCGGCAGTCGCTGAAGTTTTACAAAAGATGGATGCCCGTTTTTCAGATGAGGAAGATGCTATGATTAGGAAGGCCGAAGAAGAGGAAGCTAACGCTGATCATACCGCTTTGGTAAAAGAAATTGCTACGGCGGTTGTGCGAGTCATTAAGAGTGACAACGAGTTAGGAGTAGATGGGACTAAGGTAAAGAGTGCTTCTGGTACTGGTAAGTCCGCTGGTAATGCCGACGATGGTGAAAAGAAAGTAACCACGGATAGTAAGACTGAGAGTGTTCAGGCGACTATTCAGGCAATGCTTAAAGACGACGGAGAAGAAGGGGATGGAGAAGACGACGACGACGATGAAATGAATTATGCTCGTAAAGCAGCAGATGAAAAAAAGGATTATCCTAAGCCTGAAGCTGCGTCAGAGGATGATGCTGAAGAGTTTAGGAAAGAAGGAGAGGGAGCCGACGAAGAGGAACTTGAGGATGATGAGGCACCAGCAATGAAAGAGATGCGGAAAAGATTAGACGCCCTTAAAAAGCAGGTTGCTAGTTACGAAGGGGGCATAGAGAAGATGGTTAAAGTTGAGAGTGAAGATCGTTTGAGGAAGATGGGATTCCGTGAAGAGACGAGTCTTACCGCTCCCAAGCGAATGGATATTGGTCTAGGGCTTGATGGCACTACTAGGATTCAGAAGGCCCAATCTCAGGAAGATGTTGTAGACCAACTAACCCAACTCTCGTATAAACAGTTACGAGATATGCAAACCGCGATTGAAGCCGGTCAAACTGAAGGGCTTCCACGCGAATTAATACAGAATTAAATAAACGAGATTAAAGGAGGATTACTATGGCTAACCCAAGTCTAAGCGAATATATCGCTCAGTCACAGAGAGGCTTATATAGTTCCGTCTTTGGCCCAGACTTTATGTCGAAGGCCGCTGCTGGAATTGGAACACCTTTCCAGACATCGGGAACGGGTATATTCGATACTACATACGGACGAAAGGTGTGGCAGGCTCTGAATAACCAAACTCGTTTCTTCAATGCAATTCCCAGAACAGTCTGGGGTAACACAGCTGGTTGGCGTATCAGGTCAGGGCGCACTACGAGTGCCGCTGGTAAGTCACGATCAGGCCCAATCGGTGAAGTGGGCGAACTCCCCGGAATTGACATCTCAGCTATCCAGACGGTTTCTAGTTTACCTAGAATAGTGGGTACAACCTTCGGCGCGTCAGTGAAGTCAGTCTTTACGTCGCAGTTAGAAGGTGGTGTTGGGGATGTGTTGGCGTTGGAAAACGAGAATGCACAGCTTGACCATATCAAAGAAATTAATACGCAGCTGCTATCATTGAGTGCAGTGCGTCCGACAACAGGAACCAATAAACAGTTTGTTTCCGTGGCTGCTGCAAAGCATTTCCACGTGGGAGACACTGTTCGGTTATACGATAACTCAGCGACGGCGTGGGATACTACAGACCGCATAGTTGAATCTGTTGATACAAGTAACGGTACTGTTGTATTTACAGTTCTGGACAGTAACATGACCATTGAAGATGGTACAGATTTAGTTGCGGTACACGCTCGTGCAGGCTTTACATCCCTTGATGATGTTGTAATGCAAGATGGCATACCAGTTGGCGGCATTGTTAACACTGTCGCTGGTGGTGGAGTTAGAGCGTATGACTTAACCGTTGGTGGAAGGGCGGCTGGAGAATGGAATGCCGCTGCCAATGTTCGACATAAGTCAGGCGTTGCGACACCCATCCAACTTGCAGATATAGATAAATGTATTGAGAGGATTCGTGAGAATGGTGGTGAGCCAAAGCTTTTGCTAATGGGTCATGACCAGTACTTTAAGATGGAACAGCTACTGTTTGAGAAGCAGCGATATATGGGTCAGGAAG